TGCTGGATGCTCCGCCGCTACGTGCGGCTGCGGGCGATACATGGGCTTGGCGCTGGGCAAATGCTGAATATCCGGCAAGCGGCGGCTGGGCAAATAACTGGCGCGTGGTGGGGGATGGTGTGGCGCTTACCGCCGCCGCCACCACGGAAAATGACGGCTTTCTGGTGACCTTTGCGGCTTCAGCAACAGGCGGCCTGACCATCAGCGCGCGCGGCGTGCCGGCCACGCTGATTGGTTGGGTAAGCAAGGCTGCTGAACGCTTTCAGGTCTATAGCGCGCCGATCTTTGTCCTGCCGAATCCGGCCACCATTACGGGTGATTTGCGCGGCCATGCCACGCGCACCCTGGCTGCAATTGAAGCCATGCTGGAAGGCAGCGCGACCAAGGATCAGCGCAGCATCAAGATCGGTGATCGCGAAATCGCGCGCATCCCGATCCCGGAATTGCTGGCACTGCGGGATTATTACGCGAATGAGGCGCGGCGCGAAAATGAAGCAAACGCGCTGGCTTCTGGCCGCCCGCGCCGCCGGATTGTGCTGACACGCATGGGAAGGGCCTGACATGGCGCTGCTGGACTTCTTCCGCCGCCGCAAAAGCGCCGCGCCCATTCTGCGCAGCCCAGGCGCCCAAGCGGCCTGGTCGCCGATCGGGCCAAAGCAGCGCGGGCAAAGCGGCTGGATGGCAGCGCAGCCTTCGCGCCTTTTGGCGGATTTGCCGGGCGGGCATGGCTTTGCGCCGAATCGCGATATTCGCTGGCAGTTGGATACGCTGCGCAACCGTTCGCGCTGGTTGGCGCAGAATGAAGGCTATACGGCTGGCTTCCTGAAAAGCCTGCGCCGCAACGTGATAGGGCCCAAAGGCTTCACGCTGCAGATGCAGGTGATGAATGATCGCGGCACCGGCAAGGATGAAAACGCCAACCAGCGTATTGAATCTGGCTTTTGGCAATGGTCCCGCCGTGGTGTGTGTGACGTAACCGGCCGGCATTCCTGGCTGGATATGTGCGGCCTGGTGGTGCTGGGCGTGGCGCGGGATGGTGAAGCCCTGATCCGCTTGCACAAGGGCGGCAATCCATTCGGCTTTCAGCTTGAAATGCTGGACCCATCGCAGCTTGAAACCGATGTAAATGGCCGGCCGGAAGGCACCGCCAGCGGCAATGTGGTGCGCGCCGGGGTGGAACTGACGCCCTTTAACCGCCCCGCCGCGTATTGGATGCGCGCCCATGTGCCGAATGATGACCCCGCCGCGCTGAATGCCCCGCTGCGCAAGCGCGTGCGCATCCCGGCTGAGGAAATGATCCATCTGTTCCTGCCGGAATGGCCGCAGCAGATCCGTGGTGTGCCCTGGATCAGCAACGGTATTCGCGCGCTGGCGATGCTGGATGGCTATGGCGAAGCGGAATTGACCGCCGCGCGCGTGGCCGCCGCCAAAATGGGGTTCTATCGGATTGACGCTGACGCGGAACCCGATGGCGAATTGGCTGATGACGGCGCGCTGGTGCAGGAAGCTTCCGCTGGCACGTTCGAACTATTGCCCAAGGGTGTGGATTTTCAGCAATTCGACCCGCAGCACCCGACCACTGCCTTCAAGGAATTCGTTTCCGCCATGCTGCGCCCTGTCGCAGCTGGTGCGGGTGTTTCCTATAACGCCTTCGCCAATGACGCGGAGGGGATGAATTATTCCGCGCTCCGCGCCACGGCATTGGAAGATCGCGATGAATTCCGCACGCTGCAACACTGGATGATTTCGGGGCTATGTGAGCCGGTCTTCACCGCCTGGCTGCGCGAAGCGCTGATTACCGGCGCGCTTGGCCTGCCTGCTGGCAAAATGTGGAAGTTTGACGCACCCAATTTCGTGCCGCGTGGCTGGCAATGGGTGGACCCGCTGAAGGAAGTGGCCGCGGTGGAAAAAGCCGTGGCGCTTGGCATTAGCAGCCGCACCGCCACGGTGGCAGCGCAGGGTGGCGAATTTGCTGAAACCATCGCTGAACTGAAGGCCGAGAAAGCCTTGATGGGCGATCTAATGCCGCCCGCCGCCGCGCCTGCCGCGCCGGTGGAACCTGACGCAGACGACGAGGATTGAACCATGCCCTTGCCGAAGAATTTTGACCGCCGTGGCCGCCGCACGGTGGCGCTGGAACGCGCCAGCCTGAATGAGGAAACGCGCAGCATTGAATTGGCCTTTTCATCTGAAGCGCCGGTGGAACGCATGTGGGGGATCGAAATCCTGGGCCACGGCGAAGATGAAATGGACCGTGGCTGGATCGGCGGCGGCACCGCGCCGCTGCTGTTGGATCACAACCCCCATGATGTCGTGGGGGTGGTGGAAGGCGTCACCCTTGGCGAAGACCGGAAGGCCCGGGCTGTGGTGCGCTTCGGAAGAAGCGCGCGCGCCGAAGAAGTGATGCGCGATGTGGCGGATGGCATCCGCACCAATGTGTCGGTTGGTTATGAATTGCTGGATATTCGCGAAGAACCCGCGAAGAAGGGCGAACCCCAAACCTACCGCGCGGTGCGCTGGCGTCCGCTGGAAGTGAGCCTGGTTTCCATCCCTGCCGACATGACCGTTGGTGTGGGGCGGGAAGCGCCGGCCTCTGTTTTACCTCAACCCAAAACACAGGAGAGTGCCGGCATGGAACCGGAAGTGAAAGAAGCGCCCGCCGCGCGGGCGATTGATGATGGCGCTGAAGCGCGCCGTCAGAAGGAAATCATGGATTTGGCCACGCTGGCCAATGTTCGTGACATGGGCATTGAAGCCGTGCTGAAAGGCGATACGGTGGAACTGTTCCGCGGCAAGGTGCTGCTGGCCCGCCAGGGTGAAGCCAAGCCGCTTGGCGTGGCGCCGGCGCAGTTGGACATGACGCCGAAGGAAGTGGCGCGTTACAGCGTATTCCGCGCCATGAAGGCGGCGGCTGAAAATGACTGGTCGGAAGCCGGCCTGGAACTGGAAGCGCACAAGGAACTTGCCAAGCGCTTTAATGGACAGCGCGGCAAGCGCAGCTTCTTTGTGCCGCTTGATGTCCAGAAGCGTGATCTTTCCGCGGTGACGGCTTCTGCCGGTGGCCGCTTGGTCGCAACCGACAATATGTCTTTCATTGACATCCTGCGCGCGCGCAGCGTGGCAATGCGGATGGGCGCGACCAGCATGTCCGGCCTGGTTGGTAACGTGACGGTGCCCACGCAAACCGGCGCTGCCACGGCGGCCTGGCTTGCGAATGAAACCACGCCTGCTTCCGAAACTGACCAGACCTTCGGCCAGATGGCGCTCAGCCCGAAGAATGTCGCGGCCTATACCGAAATTTCTCGGCAGTTGATGATGCAGTCTTCGCCTTCCGCTGAAATGATCGTGATGAACGATCTGGCGGCGGTGGTGGCGCTGGCGGTGGATAGCGCGGCAATCAACGGTTCAGGTTCTGGCGGCCAGCCGCTTGGCATTGTCGGCACAGCCGGTATTGGTTCCGTCACCGGCACCACGTTGGCCTATTCTGGCGTGTTGGAATTCCAGACCGATGTGTTGGCGGCTAATGCGTTGGTGAACCCGGCATCCGCCGGTTACGTCAGCACCCCAGCGGTGGCGGCGCTGTTGGCGGCGCGTTCGCGCTTCACCAATACCGATACGCCGCTGTGGCAGGGCAACCTGTTGGATGGCAATGTCGCGGGCTTCCGCGCCATGACTTCCACGCAGATCGCCGCTGGCCGCATGCTGTTTGGCGATTTCAGCCAGCTTGTCATTGGTGAATGGGGCGCGCTGGAACTGGATGTGAACCCTTATGCCAACTTCCCAGCTGGCATCACCGGGGTGCGCGCCTTCTACACCGTGGATATTGGTGTCCGCTACGCGGCTGCCTTCAGCTATTCCACGGCGATCACCTGATGCCCAAGGCCGATAAGGCCGCGGCGCTGGTGGCGGGGGCGGAAGCCCCCGCCGCCGAAGCCCCGGTGCTGGCGGATGGCGTGCGGGTGCGCGTGCTTCGTCAGTTTTCCGCCGCCCATGAAATCCACGAAGTGGGCAAGATTATGCAAGTCCCTGCCAGCATGGCGCGCATACTGATCAGCGCGGGCAAGGCAGAAATCGCGGTGGATGAACCGCAGGAAGGGTGATGCCATGACCGCGCTTCAAGACCCAAATGGGGCCTGCGATCTGCTGATTTTGTCCAATTCCGTGTCGCATTCCACAGTCAGTATTGTCAACGGAAGTGCAATTGATCTTCGCCAGTATTTTGGCGTGGCCACAATGATCTTTCAGGTTGGCGTTCTCAGCGCTGGCACATTGGTTCCTGCGTTACAGGATAGCCCAGATGGCATTTCTGATTGGCTGCCATTTACGCCGGTGGGGTTAGATACCGTCACCAGCGCGGCTAGTAATCAGCGCCGCGCTTTTCTTGTGTCTTCAACGCGCGGGTTCATCCGGTTTTCTGCTGATAATCAGGGCGGCAGCTTCCGATATAGTGCCTGCATGTTGGCGCCGCGGTGCCTTGTATGACCGTATGGGATGACGCTTTCCGCACGATCCTGAATGATGATGATCTGGCGGAAAGCGCCACCTATTACGCCGGCGGCGCCGGGCCAGGCCAGGCGCTGCGCGTGGCGCGTGATGCGCCAGACGCAACGGAACAAGCCTTCGGCACCGGCATTGTGCAGGCGACCGATGTGCTTTCCGTGGCGGTGGCTGATCTGCCGGCCATTGCCATCGGTGATGTCTTCATCCTGGCCGATGCTACGGAACTGACTGTGGTTTCGCAGCCCATGCGTGATGTCACGCAGACGGCCTGGC